CGGAGGATTGGGACGGCATGGACATCTTCGAGCGCCGCAACTTCCTCACAGGCAGCGACTTCGGCAATACCCAAAAGCACGGTACAGTCAAGCGCACCCAGGTGTCCAACATGGAGATTTGGTGCGAGTGCTTCGGCAAGGAGCGTGCCAATATCCGCAGAACGGACAGCAACGAGCTGACCGCCATCCTTGCCCGTCTTGGCTGGAAGCGGCTGGACAGCAAGGTGCGTATCCCGCTCTACGGTCCGCAGTACGTCTTTGTTCCCAAGGAGTGTTCCTAATGAAAATGACTGTACCCGACATCCTTCGGAACAGGTTCCGGGGAGAAGCAGATCCGCTCGGCACATTTATGGGAACACCCCATGGGAACGGCGGCGGCCCCATAAGTACCAAAGAAAACAGGCGGTCTTGTTCCTGTGTTCCTAACCTTTCTTATATATCGAAAGAAGAAGGAATAAAGAGCAACAAGCACGCAATACCCACATTTGCGCACGTAAAGGACTTTTCGAGTTTTGAGAACACAGGAGGTCATTATGCGTGAGAAAACGATAGAAGCAAAGCTGGTGCAGGCTGTACGCACAAAAGGCGGTCTTGCACCGAAGTTTACAAGCCCCGGCCTTGATGGAGTACCGGACCGTCTGGTACTCCTGCCCGGCGGCAGAATCGCCTTCATTGAGTTGAAAGCACCGGGCAAAACACTCCGCCCTCTGCAAGTAAGGCGAAAAAGGCAGTTGGAATCACTCGGCTTTTCGGTGTACTGCATCGATAGCCCCGAACAGATTGGAGGGATACTCAGTGAAATACACGGCGCATGACTACCAGGCGTATGCCACGAACTTCATCCTGGAGCATCCAATCTCCGCTGTATTCCTCGACATGGGTCTTGGTAAGAGCATCATCACGCTTTCCGCCATCTTCGACCTTTGCCTCGACAGTTTTCTGGTTCGCAAGGTGCTGGTCATCGCTCCGCTGCGTGTCGCCAGAGATACATGGCCTACGGAGATCCACAAGTGGGATCATCTGCATGGGCTGACCTACTCGGTGGCTGTCGGTACAGAAGCAGAGCGCAAGGCGGCACTCCGGCAGCGGGTCAGCGTGTACATCATCAATCGGGAGAATGTTCAGTGGCTCATTGAGGAGAGCGGCATTCCCTTTGACTACGACATGGTGGTCATCGATGAGCTGTCCTCCTTCAAGAGCTATCAGGCAAAGCGGTTCAGAACTCTTCTGAAAGTCCGTCCCGGCATCAAGCGCATCGTGGGCCTGACCGGCACGCCAAGCAGCAACGGTCTTATGGATCTGTGGGCGGAGTTTCGCATCCTCGATATGGGCAAGCGGCTCGGTCGGTTCATCACCCATTACCGCAACACCTTCTTCCGCCCGGACAAGCGCAACGGACAGGTGGTGTTCAGCTACAAGCCGCTGCCCGGTGCGGAGGAACAGATCTACGATGCCATCTCCGACATCACCATCTCCATGAAAGCCGTCGACCATTTGGATATGCCGGAGTGCGTTCATAATGACGCCATTGTGACGCTATCCGAAACAGAGCGCAAAGCCTACGATGCCATGAAACAAGACCTGGTTATCTCGCTGAAAGGTGAAGAAATCGACGCCGGAAATGCGGCAGCACTGGCAAATAAGCTCTCCCAGATGGCAAACGGAGCAGTCTACGGAGAGGACAAGCGTGTGTTTCAGATACACGACCGCAAGCTGGATATGCTGGAGGATCTCATCGAAGCCGCAAATGGGAAACCCGTCCTTGTGGCGTACTGGTTCAAGCACGACCTGGAGCGTATCTCCGAGCGGCTCCACAAACGACACATCCCGTTCAGTCTGCTGGACGATTCCGACAGCATCCGCAGATGGAACGGCGGTGAACTGCCCGTGGCACTCATCCACCCGGCTTCTGCCGGTCATGGGCTGAACCTGCAGGCAGGCGGCTCGACCCTCATCTGGTTTGGGCTGACCTGGTCGCTGGAGCTTTACCAGCAGACCAACGCCCGACTGTGGCGACAGGGACAGACCGCCGATACCGTGGTCATTCACCACATTATTGCCAAAGACACCATCGACGAGCGCATCATGACTGCGCTCCGTAAAAAAGAAAAGACCCAGACCGCACTCATCGATGCGGTCAAGGCCAACTTGGAGGGATGAGAATGGAAACCTGTTATACGAACCTCGCAAACGCTATTATTCTGGCGGCAGCGAAAGACCATCGCCGTGCGCTGCGCCGTTTGAAGAAATACCCCTGGGACAAGGATGCCGAATCCGTCAGAAAGGATTGTGAGCGGTTTTTCCGCTCCGGCTGGTTTCAGACGCTTACTTCTCTGGACGGTGAGGTGCTGATCGAAAAACTCCACCGGGAGGTGTACGGCGTATGACGGCAAAGGAATATCTCAGTCAGGCATACCGCCTCGACCAGCGTATCGATTCCAACATTGCGGAGATCACCCGCCTGCGGGAAATGGCCTGCGGTATCTCCTCGCCGTCCTGGGAGGAAAAAGTGCAGACCTCTCGCAACACGGATGCGCCCTTCGTGCGGTGCCTGGAAAAGATCATGGACCTTGAAAAAGTGGTCAACAATGAGATTGACACCCTCGTTGACTTGAAACGGCAGATCCGCACGACAGTGGACACCGTTGCCAATGTCAACGAGCGCATGGTTCTCCGCTACCGCTACATCCACAACATGACCTGGGAGCAGATCGGCGGAGAGTTGAACGCAGATGAAAGCACCATTCGCAGATGGCACAAGGCGGCGCTTTCGGCGGTAGTTGTACCCGATGACCCGATTCGGATCTGAAAGACGCCGGAAATACCCGCCTTTGTCGGTAGATGCCCACCTCGCCATTATGTTATGATATAATCAGCGAAAAAGAATCGAGGACAGCCTCATGGGAGCAATCCCGTGGGGCTTTTCTTATGCCCAAGGAGGTGAAACGATGCCGAAGAAACCGTTGCGACCCTGCTCTCATCCCGGCTGCCCCAACCTCTGTGAAGGACAGTTTTGTGAACAGCACCGTGTGGAGGAACGCCGCAGGTACGACAAATACGAGCGCAGCTCCGATGTCAACCGCAAGTACGGCAGAGCATGGAAACGCATCCGTGACCGCTATGCGGCGGAGCATCCCCTCTGTGAGATGTGTCTCAAGGAAGGTCGGCTGACCCCGGTACAGGAAGTTCACCACATTCTGCCCGTTTCCAAAGGCGGCACTCACGCAAGGGACAACCTGATGAGTCTCTGTCAGTCCTGCCACACCAAGATCCACCACGACCTCGGCGACCGGTAGGGGGATGAAAATCTCCGGGACCTTTTCGGTCGGGCAACGGCCCGGGGTCACGTGTGCGAAAAAGGCAAAATCAAAAGGGTAATTAAGGGAGGTGAACTCGGATGCCCACAAAATCGAATAACACAGGCGGGCGCGGTGGTGCAAGACCCGGTGCGGGAAGGAAAAAAACCGCAGTCAAGGAGAAAGCCGAAAACGGGAATCCCGGCGGCAGAAAACTTGAAGTGCTGGATATTCCCGAAGTCGAGGGTGTTGTCATGCCGAAGCCCCATGATTTTCTTTCCGCCGAGCAGCGCGACGGCAGCGTCCTGCAGGCACAGGAGATCTACACGGAAACCTGGCAATGGCTCAAAGGTATCGGCTGCGCCGCAAAGGTGTCACCGCAGCTCTTGGAGCGCTACGCCATGTGTTCCGCCCGCTGGGTGCAGTGCGAGGAAATGACCAACCGCATGGGTTTCCTCTCCAAGCACCCCACCACAGGGAAGCCGATCCCATCTCCGTTTATCAACATCGGCATCAACTACATGAACCAGGCGGTTCGGCTCTGGAACGAGATCTTCCAGATCGTGAAAGAAAACTGCAGCACGGAATACGGCGAGTCAACGCCGCAGGACGACCTTATGGAACGCCTGCTCCGTGCGAGAAAGGGGTAACACCATGTTTGAAAAAGTAAATCCCTGCCATCCGGATAAGGTGGCAGACAGAATTGCCGGTGCGCTCGTTGACCTGGCATACAAGAAAGCAGAAAATCCCCGCATCGCTGTTGAAGTCCTCATCGGCCACGGTGTGTGCCACATCATTGCGGAGGCTTCGGTGAGTATTCCGATAGAGGAAATCACCGCCGCCGTTCACCGCATTGCTGGAAACCTCGCTGTGGACTATGTGGAAGTGCCGCAGGACGGTCACCTTGCCGATAACCAGGCAGACGGTGTCCGCTGCGGTGACAACGGCATCTTCAAAGGAATGCCCGTGACCGAGGAGCAGAAAAAGCTCTCGCAGATCGCACGGGACATTTTCGCCGTGTATCCCTATGATGGGAAGTACATTCTGGACGGTGACCGGCTCATTCTCTGTCAGAGCAATGCCGAGACACAGCATCTGCGCGAGATTTATCCCGATGCGGAGATCAACCCGCTCGGCGACTGGACGGGTGGCACCGATGTGGACACCGGCGCAACCAACCGCAAGCTCGGCTCGGATATGGCTGACTCGGTGACCGGCGGCGGTCTGCACGGCAAAGATCTGTCCAAGGCAGATGTGTCCGTGAATATCTACGCTTTCCTTAAAGCCCAGGAGATCGGTGAACCTGTGATGCTCTGCTGTGCCATCGGTGATGATACCGTGGACGGCAGACCGTATGAGAAAATCGTGGAGATTGCTCAAAACTACATCCGCTCGGTCGGCGGCTTCGAGCAGTTTGCGGAATGGGGGCTGGTCTGATGAAAACAACGACCGAGATGCAGCTCGTACCTATCACGAAGCTGGTTCCCTATGTCAATAACGCCCGGACACACAGCCCGGAGCAGATCAATAAGCTCCGCTCCTCACTGCGTGAGTTTGGCTTCATCAATCCCGTTATTATCGACCGTGACTATGGCGTTATTGCCGGTCACGGTCGTATTCTTGCCGCCAAGGAGGAAGGCATTTCTGAGGTGCCGTGCGTCTTTGCCGACCACCTTACGGAAGCCCAGAAGAAGGCCTACATCATTGCCGACAACCGCATGGCGATGGATGCGGGCTGGGATGAAGAACTTCTGCGTGTGGAGATCGAGTCTTTGCAGGCGGTGGACTTTGACCCGCTCCTCACCGGCTTTGACGAAAAGGAGCTGTCGAAGCTCTTTGACGATGGCATCGAAGCCGAAGAGGATGACTTTGATGTGGATGCCGAACTGCAAAAACCGACCTTTTCAAAACCGGGCGATGTATGGACACTTGGCAGACACCGACTCATCTGCGGTGACAGTACCAAGGAGGAAACCTACACCGCTCTCATGGACGACCGCAAGTCGAACCTCGTCATCACCGACCCGCCCTACAATGTGAACTACGAGGGCAGCGCCGGAAAAATCAAAAACGACAACATGACATCGGAGAAGTTTTTCGACTTCCTCTTCGATGCCTTTTCCAATATGGAGAAGGTTATGGCGGACGATGCCTCCATCTATGTGTTCCACGCCGACACCGAGGGGCTGAACTTCCGAAAGGCTTTTGACGCTGCTGGGTTCTATCTCTCCGGCTGCTGTATCTGGAAGAAGCAGTCCCTGGTGCTGGGGCGCTCTCCCTACCAGTGGCAGCACGAGCCGTGCCTTTACGGCTGGAAAAAGAAAGGCAAGCATCAGTGGTACACCGGACGCAAAGAGTCCACCATCTGGGAGTTCGACAAGCCCAAGAAAAACGGCGACCACCCCACCATGAAGCCGATTCCGCTGCTTGCCTATCCCATTCAGAACAGCTCTATGGCAAACTCCGTGGTGCTCGACCCCTTCGGCGGCTCCGGCTCCACACTCATTGCCTGTGAGCAGACCGACCGCATCTGCTATACCATCGAACTGGACGAGAAGTTCTGCGATGTCATCGTAAAACGGTACATCGAGCAGGTCGGCTCGGATGAAAAGGTCAGCGTTCTGCGGGATGGGAAAGTACTGCCCTTCACTGAGGTGGCAAATACCGCACCGGAGGTGTGAGCGTGAAAGAGCAATATCACCTTGTTTCCTTTTCCGGCGGCAAGGACTCAACCGCCATGCTTCTTGGGATGCTGGAGCGCGATATAAAAATTGACTGCATTCTTTTCTGTGATACAGGGCTCGAATTTCCTGCTATGTATGATCATATCGCAAAGGTTGAAAAGGACATCGGTCGAAAAATCACCATCGTTAGAGCCGAGCATACCTATGAGGAACTCATGTTTGATGTTCCGGTACGGCGTAGTGCAGATTCGCCTGTCGTCCGGCAATACGGAGCGCAATTGAATGGCTACGGATGGCCTGGCCCTCGGCAGCGGTGGTGTACCACACGGCTCAAGGCGATGCCGCGAGAGCGTTTTCTGAGGGGACTGCGGAAACAGTATGAGGTCATTGAATATGTCGGCATTGCCGCCGATGAGCAATATCGCCTGGAACGAGCGAACAATCAGAATCCCAACCACCGACACCCGTTGGTAGATTGGTGCTGGACGGAGCGCGACTGCCTGCGGTATTGCTATGAGCGTGGATATGATTGGGATGGCCTGTATGAGCATTTCAAGCGCGTGTCCTGCTGGTGCTGTCCGCTGCAATCGTTGACGGAGCTGCGGGAGCTGCATCAGCACTTTCCAGGGCTTTGGGAGCAACTGAAAACATGGGATAAACGAACCTGGCGAAACTTCCGTGCCGACTACAGCGTGGAGGATTTGGAGGTTCGTTTTTTGCTGGAGCGCGAGTGGACGGCTGCCGGAAAGTCTATCCGAAGCAGAGCGTTCTACACTGCGCTGAGAGAACGATTGGAGGCATCCAGATGAAAACTGAAAAGCCTTTGACCCTCGGAAGCCTCTTTGACGGCTCCGGGGGTTTTCCGTTGGGCGGACTGCTTGCCGGTATCACTCCCGTGTGGGCTTCGGAAATCGAGCCATTTCCCATTCGGGTGACCACCAAGCGTCTGCCATTTATGAAACACTATGGGAACATCTCCGCTATGGACGGCGGCAGGATCGAGCCTGTGGACATTATAACCTTCGGCAGCCCGTGCCAGGACATGAGCGTGGCTGGCCGAAGAGACGGCTTGGACGGAAAGCGTTCAAGTCTTTTTTATGAAGCCGTCCGCATTATCAAAGAAATGAGGTATGCCACAGATGGCAAATATCCTAAATGGATCTGCTGGGAGAATGGTGCGACACGTTCCTGACTGAAAAGGTCAGGCGCAAGAATGAAAGGATGGTGAAAAAACACTTGCAGAACTAATGGCCTGATGGGTGGAATGATGGGGTAACGCCCTGAAACGCCCACACTGATACTCCGACTGGCGCGGATGAAGCAAATAAATCTGTGTCAGAAGCTCGGTAAAGTCGGCAGAGAGCAACCGTACATCATAATCAATGATACGAAACCTGTCCAGAGGTGGACGATGTTGCCTATATGCCGGGTGTCTCATGCTCATGGTGAGAATGTGTGCAGAACACTGACGAACTTCCGAATGTAAGGGTCTAAACCCAGAATGTGTCGAAAGGCACTACCCGCCATAGCGGGGTGTCCGTGGATGAGTAAAAGTCGTTTTTATGAAAATCCATACTGTTATAGGCAGTAAGGCGAAAGCTGGACACAGGCTCAAAGGGAGCACCTAAAAGCATGAAATGATAGGGCCATTGGAACGTGGAAAGCTGGGAGCGTGGAGACTGTTGCAGTCAGAGAAACGCTGGGTGGGAATGCATAATCGCCCTTTATCCCAGTGAGAGTAGAGGCACAGTACCGTAGAAATCATGGAAACATGATGGAGGGATAGCCTCAAGTCGAGATAACAGTTAAATTTGAAAACACAATAAACACAGTTTCGAATATGACAAAGAAAATCCGCTGAAAAGGAGTGGATGCCTGTGTTGACTTCGGAGCGGAAGAAACCCAAGAGAAGCAAAATCCGTTATGCGGAGTATTACGACCTGCAAAAGACTTTGGACAGTCTGTATGCCGATAGCTTAAAAGGCAAAGTGTTTATTCACCTTATGGAACTCATTTCCAGTGAGGAAAATATTAGAATGGCATATCGGACAATCAAAGGAAACACAGGGAGCAGTACCGCAGGAGTAGATAAGCGCACCATACAAGACCTTGCCAAATTGAACGAGGAAAAATATGTGGCGCTGATTCAAAAGCAGTTTAAGAGCTATCACCCCCGCCCTGTCCGCAGGGTGGAAATCCCAAAACCAAACGGGAAAACCCGCCCCCTTGGAATCCCGACCATTGTAGACCGCATCGTGCAGCAATGTGTCCTGCAAGTATTGGAGCCAATCTGTGAAGCAAAATTTTATGACCATTCCTATGGCTTTAGACCGAATCGCTCCACAGAACATGCCATCGCCAGATGTGACCAGCTAATACAGCTATCGCACCTGTATTATGTTGTGGACATCGATATAAAAGGCTTCTTTGACAATGTAAACCACACAAAGCTGATTCAACAGATGTGGGAAATGGGAATTCAGGATAAACGGCTTCTGTGCATTATTCGGGAAATGCTGAAAGCCCCAATCGTGTTGTCTAACGGAGAAATTCTCCACCCAAGTAAAGGGACACCGCAAGGCGGTATTCTCTCTCCACTGTTGTCCAACATTGTTCTCAATGAACTGGACTGGTGGATAGCGTCGCAGTGGGAATGGATGCCGATGCACGGCAACGCAAAATATACTCGTCTCAACGCAAATGGCAGCATCAACCGTGGCTATCAGTACCGATTGCTGCGTGAAAGCAACCTAAAGCCTGTATTCATCGTTCGATATGCCGACGATTTCAAGCTGTTCTGTCGAAACCGCAAAGAAGCATTTTGTTTATATGCGGCAACAACGCAATGGCTAAAGGAGCGGTTGAAACTGGACATCAGCCCAGAAAAATCTAAGGTGGTGAACCTAAAGCGCCACTATTCGGAATATCTGGGATTTAAGATGAAAGCACAGCGCAAGGGAGATAAGTATGTCGTTCGGTCTCACATGAGCGATAAAGCGCAGAAAAGGGTAAAAGACCAACTGGCGAAGTGTATTAAGGAAATTCAACATCCGAAAAGCGAGCAAGACCAGCGTAAGCAAATCTTCCGTTACAACTCCATCGTAATTGGAATGCACAATTATTATCGTGTTGCTACCTGCGTCAATCTGGACTTCTCGCCCATTGCATTCGCCATCGGCAAGCAAATGAAAAACCGTTTGGGTAAGCAGGGACTAAGCAAACAGGGTAAATTAGAAAAGGGCTACATCAAGAGTAAATACGGCAACAGCAGCCAAATTCGCTTTCTGAAAGGACATCCGCTTATACCCGCAGGATATATCCGGCATAAGAACCCATTGGGCAAAAAACGGAGCATCAATCGCTACACAGAGAGTGGACGAGAGGAAATTCATCGGATGCTTGGTGTCAATATTGAAATTCTCATATGGCTGATGCGTAATCCGAGGCTGGGGCAGTCTGTGGAGTATGCGGACAACCGTATTTCTCTATATGCGGCACAGTATGGAAAATGCGCTGTTACAGGCAGAACGCTCGCACTCCATGAAATTCACTGCCATCACAAGCGGCCTAAGTCGGCAGGCGGAACAGATGCCTACGCAAATCTTGTTATAGTCAGTGAGGCTATCCATCAACTTGTTCATGCCACTGATGAAAAGACCATTTCCCGTCTGCTCCAAACCCTACGGCTGGATAATCAACAGCGAAATAAGCTCAACAAACTGCGAAAACAAGCAAATCTGAACGCAATCTAAAACCATCTACCCGCAACGAAGTGTGTAAATTGTGTTTGAAACAAAATGCTGTTATCCCGATGGAACGCCGTGTGAGGGGAAACTCTCATGCACGGTGTGGAGTGGGGGAAAATCCAGAGATTGCCTCAAAGGATTACCTATCACTATTCCCCGGCGCGTTCTCCTCCAACAAAGGCGAGGACTTCCGGCGCGTCCTGGAAGAAACGCTCCGAATTGGTTTACCGGGCTTATATGTTCCTCAAAGTCATCCCTGGGGTTGGCAATATTCTGGGGCAGCCATATTGGGAGCTCTTAGCTCCCTTTGTTGGCGAGTCCTTGACGCTCAATACTGGGGTGTCCCCCAGAGCCGCAAGAGGATCTTCCTTGTGGCGGATTTTGGAGCCCCATCCTCATCGCAGATACTTTTTGAGCCGGAA